TGTACCTCTGCGTGTAAATCATCCATCCTTAAAGCTTTTTCAACTTCATCTGCTGTTGCTGTTGTACTTACCTCAACCGCCGCTCTATTAAACTCGTGTTGATCAACAACTGCATCTTTAATACCACCTTGTTTCAAAGCAAACTCGATTGATGGAGCAATCGATCTGTCATCATCTAAATCAAAGTCTCCTAGGTCGTCAACTATAACTGAGTACTTTTGCATATTCGGTTTGATAGCTGGCTCCATAATCAATTATCCTTTCTTTGGATGATTTGGAAAAGATATATTGTTTTTAGTTTGGTATGGTGATACTGCTTTTACATCAACTTCTCTAGGTTGACTAGTATCTTTTTCTTTCTTTGGTGACTTTGCACTCAAAGGACCATCAACTTCTATTTGAGCTCTGTCTGGATTTTTTTCTTTATTATCTTCTAAAGTTTTTAAGAATTCAGCTTTGAATTTTTCACCAGCAACTTTGTCACCTGACTCACCTTGTTCTTCTTCAGTGTATTCTTGACCCATTTTAGGTTCATAGTCTTCACCTGTTGCACCTTGTCTTTTTACTTCAGCTTCATTTTCACCTTCTAATGGATCATTTGGTCCTTTAACTACAACATAATCATATGGTATAGCTAACTTATCAGATAGGTTTCTTCTGAATGTTTCAAAGCTCATTGGCATTCTAATTGTAGCATCAACTATAATAACTTCTGCATTTCTAATTTTAGTGCCAAAATCTAATGGGTGTTCTTGTACAATAGTTTTTACTGGTTTTGCAATATTAACTACATCATAACGAGCTAATTCAGACTCAATAGTGTTAATCATATCATCTGATACATCTGTTGCCAGCTTAATTCTTACTGGAATTTCTTTAACTGCTTCAGCTAGATATTGCGTAAATGTTTTCATACAATTATTTATCCTCCTTATCGGATTTATCATCGTTTTCATTGACCTTTTGAATTAGCTGATCTAGTAGCTTATTACGGTCTCCAACCACATATCCTTCGCCTTCTATCACTTCATCTTGCTTGTCATCACGTTTATCCCACTGATCGACCCGCTGTTTTTTAAGCTGTAGTTCAATCATTCTAAGCTTTTTGTCTGCTTTTGCATTCTTTGATTCTACAGCATTTTTAAGCATAGTTGCCGCAACTTCAAACATCTTACCGGCGTGTCTAGCTTCAGAATTCATACCTAAATCCATTAATTCTTTGTATGATTTCATAGCTTCATCTGAATAATCGTCCATATCAGAATCGTGTGATTCTAAATCTTTGACCTGTGGTAATGCTCTATCTATTTTTTCTGCTGTTGATAAAGCTTTTTTAATTTTAACTTCTTCAATTACTGTTTCTTGTTTTACTTCAGCTTTTTCTTCTTTATTTTCAGAGTTTGATTTTTCATCTTTAGAGTTTTCTAAAGCTTCTTCCATACTTGGTAAATCAAATGTATCTTCTAATTTTTTATTCATATTATATCCTAACACAGATTTTATTCAAAAACAAGTTATTTTTTAATTGAATAAATCGAGTCTTCATTTACAACTCTAAATCTAAGTCCTTTTCTTTTTGCCCATTCACCAGCGGCTTGCCATTTTGCTCTGTTTACCATTATTCTTGCTTTGTCATTTTTGTCTTTTGCTTTTTCAATTAATGTTTGTGCTTTTGGTTTTATTTCAACAAGCTCTCCAATTTTCTTTCCACTTTTATTTTGATAAACCATTATAAAATCTGGAACATACATTGTATATTTTCCAGTAAAAGGATTTCTATAAGGTATCCTTACTGGTTCACTTGCCCAACTTAAAACAGCAGGATGATTATCACACATTCTCATAAATGTTAGTTCCCATCCAGATCTATATCGTGGAAGTCTTTTCCCAGCATATTTTTCTGGGTTCTTCGGTTTAAACGTTCCTTGATGCCACTGTGCCATACAGTTATTTAACCAGGGTTATTTAAATGATAATATTACGTTGAACGTATGGTTGTGTATTCTGAGTTACTTTAACACCTATTTGACTAGTAGATGGTCTGTAATTGTTTAGTAACGCAACACCTAATTGACTAAATCTTAATTCAACTTTTTTATCAGATGTTTGTACTTCATCAAAAAGTTGTGCGTATTCTGTGTTAAATTTTTTCATTGCATCTAATGTTAAGAGTGCATAAGCCGTAGCTAAATTTTCATTTTGTGTGTGCTGTCTAAATATGCCTTTTATCAAATCAAATTTTTGGCCATTAATGTATTCTGGCTTACCGCCTACATTTTCTAAAACAGCTTGAGATATATCTACCTGGCCTTTTCCTAAAGAGGCTGTAATCTTACCAAATCTTTTTACGATTGTTTTGATTGCACCTAAACTCTCTACTGATGATGTACTGTTGATTGCCATTACCAAATTCCTTGCGTGTTATTTGCTTCATCTTTTTTCTTGTTTGTGATTGCCTGTTCAAATACTTGTATTTTTTGTTTATAAGATTTTTTCGCTTCAGCTGAATTATTAGCTGGGCCATTATCAACAAATTTTTTCATCTCTGTAGTAAGTTCAGATGAAGATAAAGTTTTATTCACTGCTAATGAATTAGTTGTAGAATTTTGAGAAGATGCGATACTATTATAATTGTATTCTTTTGCTGGAACAGGTGAACCATCATTTGCTGATATTTCATCTGCTATTGCAAATCTACTTGTAGCTGATTTAGTCATACTAAATTCATTTATATCATCTGCGGTTGCATACTTGCCAGGATCACCTATTTCAAAATCATTTAGATTTGTTGCTGGTTGGTTTATTGCTGATCCGCTTGACTCAACAACAGCGCCGACACCTTTTTCAGGACCTGAGTTTGGTAAAAAATCTTTAGGCAGTTCTGGTACATCAGTTACTTGCCAAGGTCTTACCCAGTCTTCAAATCTACCTGTTGACTCTTCGAATGCATCTTTTACGTCAGCTGGTGCATTAGTAAAGTTAACTGCCACTTCATCAAACATTAGATTTTCATACTGGAATGATAAAGAAATATTTGTAATGGCACTTGATGAGTAATCAAACTGATCCATATCCATTCTTGTTAGCCTAGGGTGTACCATTTTTGCCCTATTGTAAAATTTTCCTTGCAGTTGATATAAGTCAATACTTTTAATCAATCTATGCGAATGATTTTCTTGTGCTATCATACCAAAATTATGAGTTCTTCTGAACTGATTCTCATTTGTTAAAACCGATTCTTGGAAGTTATCTCTGTTTGCACCTTCTCCGGAGAAAGAGTCGACGTCAGCTCTTGCTGGTGTGTATAATCTAGCATTTTGAAATTCAAATTCATACAACATTTTTGAAAATTTTAAACCCAAACCGTCCACTGTGTCATACATTCTGACACTCATTGGATCATAATCAATCTTTCTATTGATTATTCTCTTCCTGTTATATTGGTTCATTACATCTTGTTGTATCTGAAATTTTGGTCCTTCTACTGTATGGCAAAGAAAATGCAACCTATTTCTTACAGCTCTAAGATAGCCGTATCTTGGGTTTAAGAAATCGTCATTAACTAACGGATATAGATTGAATACTACGAAGAATTGATCCGCTCTTCTTACTTCTTGAGTAGTGCCGCTCAAATATAAATGAGCGGCACGATTCGCTGGATGAATACTTACATCTTGTTCTGTTGCCATTTCAGCTCCTTACTAAATTAATAAGGATTAACCTACTGTGTCACCATTAAAGGCTGGAATAGCCGATAGTGGGAATATTGTATCACCTGGTGCTGTATGAATTGCATTATCATATTTCAGTGTCAAGATAACTTGTACTGGTTCTGATACCGCATAATCACCGTCTGAATAATCAACGTTTTGCAAGAAACAACCCTCTAAATCCCATTGCTCTAATTCAGTATCGCTAGTACCGTCTAAGATTTCAATCTTAGTACCAAATTTATATCTAGCGCCTGAAACGGCAGATGTTTGTTCAAAGTGGTTCATTTGTTTCTGTACTTGTCCACCAACTAGTTTTGATATATTATTATTAATATCATCACGTAAAGTAATGTTGATCGCTTCCCAAGTATGTTTACCTTGCATATAAGCTACTGAGTTATATGAGTGAATAGGTACTTCCTCGTGAGAAACTTTAGGTCTAGTTATGTTCATCACTTGTTGTGTAAGTTGCAATGGAGATTGTCCTACAGATCCAAAACCTGTGAATCTAACTCTAAATCTATATTTTAATTTAGGTTGTAAGATACCACCACGTCCTGTTGATCCGTCTATCGGTACACCAAATTTTGAAAGTGTTGCCATTTTGTAATGCTCCTTATATTTAAATATTTACAACTTTACTAAATTAATGCCTAGGCAAAAAATTTATTAAAGGTAGTTTAAAGGGATAGCTTTCACTACCCCTCAAAACTGATTAACTTGTTAAACTCTCACCAGTATTTTTGATACGTAATGGAATGTATATAAATTCAATTGCTTTTACTGGTTGTATAGCAATATCAATATATAATTCATTTCTATCAATTCTAGCGCCGGTGTTATTAGTTTCGTCACAAACTACCAAGAAGTCAAATAACGCTCTTTTTGACGTTAAATCTTCTAGGAATCTGTTAAACGTATCTGTTACTTGATCTCTAGTAATTCTATCATTTGGTTCAAACAAGAACGGTTTAGCAATTAAGTCTAAATGATATCT